TACACCGGATACATCAAAAGCCATCTGCTTGGTGTCATCTATGGCATTTTGTACCCTGAAAACGTCATCAGGAAAGACACTTGGTTGTGTGGATTGTGTTGTGACCCATATAGCTGCATTAGGAGACGCATCAACACATATAAGTGACTCACCACTGTTCGTGTTCACCCATAGACTACCTACGGAATAACCATGCTGGCTATCACTTGAAGAGCTTGGATTTGTAGTCGCAGAAAAATTATTTAAAGGACTATTCTGGTCAATCGTTCCAACCCCGTTAATAAACGTCGCAAATTGCGCCTGCGTCGGTTTATCTCCCGTCTCAAAATAAGACAGGACCTCGTTGGTGGGAAAATTGGTGCCCATCTATTTTTTCTTTACGGGTTTGGTCAGGTTGTTTTTCACAATCGGCGTGACACGGCGCGCACGGTTAGGGCTCATGCCTTCCTTACTGCCGGGCTTGGGTACTTTCGTATCAAGCTTACACTTCTTGTCGTACTTTTTGCTGTCTTTCATGGTCTATCTCCTCTCTTTGGATTCTACTTTAAATTATTTATAGTCTGAACAATACCATTAAATACCTGATGGGGTATTTTCATCTTATCAAGCAGGCTTACTGCCCCTTCACGGTCGCCGGACTGAATCATTCTCAAAACTTCTTCCGCCTTTCCGCGCGCTACATATTTTTGGAGTTGACGTGAGATGGTTCCCCCAATGACAGCCGGAATAGCCAAGGGACTCACAAAGCTTCCTCCAGTAGCCAGAGCGGCAGGTAAAACGGCTCGACCACCTGGATTACCTACGCCTTTTCCGAAATCAAAACCGACCTTACCTGCAAGATTGAGTAACAATTCAGGTGCTGAGTTTTTGGCCGCATTCAAAATTGCCTTTTTCTCAACACCATTAAACTTATTGGCTGTTTTGGGGTTTTTAACAAGACGCATAAGACCATTCTTCAACTTGGTAATATCGCCTTCGGCATCCCTTACAACATCGGCAACAGCTTCAAAACGCTTTGCTTTGGCCCAACCTGAAATACCCTCTTGCAGGCCCTTAACGGCAGATGTTGCGCCATTAACAATATCGCTACCTTTTAGGGAATCAACAACATCATCCAATGCCTCTTTTGCAGCGACAGCCTTTAAAGCATCTTCTGGGTTACTAACCCTGTTTTTATTGATGACACCTGAAAGAAGCCTGCGCTGCTGGTCAAGTTCCTCTAGCCCAATGCGACCATTGTTTTGTGAGAGAGTATCCTGAAAGTCTTTTAAAACACCCATTGTATCGGTATGAAGTCGAGGATGAAGTTTTCCAGTTCCATAAACAGCATTACTCACCTTATTGAGAATCTTATTAACCCCATTATTATTCAGTACGGCACCTTGGGAAAAAGACTTCTTATACAAATCACTGGATGCCGACTTCATAATACCAAGCTGCTCATCCAGAGCATCCGCACTACGTGCCACAACTCCCCTAGCAGCTTGCTTTGCTGTACTTGCCACGGAACCAATAGCTTCACCTGCACCACGAATTGCTCCCCCAGTTAAGGCTCCAATTCCTGCATTCTCCAGTCTGCTGTCATTTTCTCCTACACCAGACGACGCACCTGCTTGTGCCCCTCTAAGGGCTGCATTCAGTATTTTACCGCCCGATGTGGCAGTCCTTGCCACACCTTCCTTAAGCGCTCCTCCGCCGACCCAACTTAAGGGATTAGAGGCTGTTTCAACAACGGCACCCGTCAAAGCACTTCCAATACCCTTGTCGCCATACTTACTGCGGCTTTCATCAATTATCTGAGCAGCCGCTTTCTTATCAGCCGTAAAGTCAGGCTTGATGGGAGACGCAATCCGCTCCCCACCAAACATCGGAGTTGGGTCAATTAATTCCATCAATGTTTGAACGCCACCAACAGTTCCAGCTTTAAATGCGGGTAAAAGATTTCCTTCTACAAAATCTTCATCAGGTTTTTCTTCTTGAATAGGTTGCAAAGATTCAGACCTACGGCGACGAGCCCTAGCAAGGGCTACTGCGCGCTGTTGGTCAATAGTCATTTCCACAGTTTACGCTCCTCCGGGGTCATGTGCTTCCAATCTTCCGCGTCTACGCCATCTGGTGGACTATCTTCCCTCTGCTCAATTAGGTCACGAAATTTAGAGCGTTCTCCCTTATTTCCACTTAATCCATATGTTTCATCCAAGACGGCGAGAGCATTCAAGTTGCTCTTCAAATCGTTTTTCGGGTCAGTAGCGGCTTGTAAGTAGAATTTTAACTCCGCATTGCTGTCCATCGCTTTTGCACTCATACCCGTAGCCTGGCGAATTGCGCTAATGAGAAGTGGTCGAGAGTTCTCAATGGACTGTCGGATAGACTGGTCCTCAGTTCCCAAGGCGCGTCCCACTATTTGTCCAGATGTTGAAGATTTTGCACTCGCCTTCAAATTCTGAATAGCACCGGCCGATGGGTCAATTATGCCTCCGCTTTTTGCAAGTTTCATGTAGTTACCAGCAATATCATCAAGTAGAACACCAACTTGGTTACGGCCTTTTTCCGCGCTTTCAGATTTTGCCTTATATTCAAGTCCACGCTTCTGATTAGCTGTCAATTCAGGTGGTGGTTGTAACATTTTTCCATCAGGGGATTGAATAAGGTCTGCATCGTTAGGAATATCTCCAGATACCTCTTTATTGCTTTTCTTATTCGTCGAATAATTTAGCTGAGCCTGAGCCTGCATCTTCTTGGCGCTCTGCAATCCAAGCTCTTTAGCCTTACGGGCAGCGAAAGTGGCTGCGTTGGAGGAGTTAACCTCTTCCGGGTCATTTTGGGCTGCATCAAACAATAAGGCGAGGTCGTCCGGGTTATCGGCAAATTGCTGGAATGAACTGATGATAGATTTTGCCTCATCCTGTCCCTTTTGAATATCCGAATCCAAAACACTAACCTGAGCAGCATACGGCGCAATCGCGGACTGTCTGCGACTCTCAAAAGCTTCCTGTGTGGTTTGCGGCTTAAATAACTTGGGGTCGTTAATGGCCATCATGGTCTGGCTGAATGAACGCCCTGCGTCCCCGTAATTCGGCTTTGTTTCCTTATTGAGAATGCTCGTAATGGTATCAGACGCCTTCTTGCGTTCCCCCACAAGGTCTGCAATCGAACCGTAACCTTGTTGAACTGGCATTATGCTACCCAACCACCTACATTAAGTCTTGGTACAGCCAACTGCGTGTTCTGGTTATAACCCTGATTGGCAAAGTTTTGACCACCAAAACCTGAGTTGGTATCGCGGTAAATGTTGGCAATCGTTTGACCTGCGCTGGGATTTTGGGACGCTCCGTATATATCGACACCGAGCTGGCCAAGACTGGAAAGAATAGAACTGCGGTTTTTAATCCTTTCAGCCTGTGGCTCAATCATATTGGCGTACTGACCAGCCGCCCCACCCATGGAATTAGCATAACCGAGAATGCTATTGCGCGCATTCGTGCGACCTTGCTGATTGGCCTGCACATATCCTTGGTTTGCCAGACGGGAAAGAACTTCATCAGCACGTTCGTTATCGAGCAGACCTGTGCGCCCCATATTATTATTGCGACGCTGATTGCGCGTGAGTTCTTCAATCGCACCTGCGTAGTCGCGGGCAATGTTCCCGGTTTCAATGCCGAGTTGTTGCTTATAAATAGAACTATCTGGATTATAGGCAGCATTAATCAAATCCTGCTGCTGCTGCAAAAGGCGCTGCTGCTGTTTCTCGGCCTTAGTAGTACGATTTCCAGTAATCGCTGAAATAATACCAGGAGCAGCCTGGATAGCCAACATGGCGGCGGCAGGAAGAACCATTATTTCATCCCTCCTATTTCCCCGTAAAGCGTAAATCCTGAAATCACATCCGGCCCATTCGTACTACTGGTTGATACGGTTATTTTGACTTCTTCTCCTCGCCAGCGCAAGGGGTACTTTTGCGTTTGTACACCACTTCCCCCAATCGGAGTTGTTCCGATAGTGAAAACGCCAACAGAACCAGCGCCAACGCTCGGTACTACAACACTGCTATTGGAAAGATTATCCAATCCAGCCTGAGCTGTAACAAAATAGTCGATACCTCCACCGCTTTCAATATTCGGCTTGATATATCGTCCTTGCTTAATACGCACCGACTTGTTGGGGTCTTCAATCCGCAGGTAGGGAAAGGTAAAATCAGTTGGTATTGGAATACCGTTATCCGTGTATCCGCTATCCATAAGCCATACACCTCCATTAGGGCCACAAGCAATCATGTCACCATTCTGGCGCACAAAATAGTGATTCATCTCGCAATAGCTACCTGTAAATAGGCTCCACGTCACGTCTTTGGTGAGAACACCACCAGTTGATGCAACAGCAGAATAGTTGCACACATAAATCTCAGAGCCTATTTTCATCAAAATCCAAGACCTGCGTGGATAGTGTATAAGTTGCAAATTATCCGTATCACCCACTAAAGAAATAGCACGTCGAATGGTGTTCTTAAGAACCTCATTCAGATTTCCGCCCACAAGGCTGTTGTTGTCGCTACCTACCGTAGCGTTGGTCAAGCCATCCTTACTGATGAATAGCAAATCGTTCCCCGTGGAACCGAGTGAAAAACGACTTACAGCCCCTTGTGGATAGACTGCCACAGGCGTAAATGCAGTAGTTGATGTGGCCGTATCCTGAATCGGGTCAGTACCATTAAACACGTAGACATATCGGCTTCCGGCAGCGGCAAAGAAGCGCTGGAAAGTCGTCATAGCTACAAGTCTATCACCCAAAGGCTGTAGATTCCCGAAGGAGACACGCCCGGCGTTGACCGTATTGCTGAAAGTCGTCAGGTCAAAAGGGTCATCCCTACTGGAAGGGCGCACAATATTAGGGTTGGAAGCATCCATATAGTAAGCGCGTCCCCAGTTGACGTGCGCATAGGACGTAATCGGCATGGCATCCTTGATGAATACAAAGGTATCACCACTGGTCTGAGCCGTAACAGTTACAACCGTCAGGTTGGTTCCAACCGCCAGCACGCGGGTCAGTGCGGTACGCGTGGTATTAATCACATAGTCTCCAACCTGGATATCTGTGGTGGAGAAATCAACGCCAGCAACAGCTACCGTGGTTGTATTGGTTCCGGTTCCACCAAGGGCTACATTATCGAAAACACCATCTCCAAGAGGGATAATGTTGTTCGCCAAACCATCAATCACAATATATCCATCACCCGCAGCCTGATTCGACGCAGCCAAACCAAGACCGGTTCCCGCAGTTCCTATGAGGCTCATATTTAAAGTCGCCGTAGAAACACTTGTAACATATCCATATGCATTTTTAGCTATATTGTAGACGATATCGTTTGCGGCAACAAAAAGTGACGCATAATCGGTTACATCCTGGTCAGTGATGGCAGTAGTGGTGGTTCCCGTTGAACTGGTTTTCCCACTGACAATGCGGGAGGTAACGGTCTTGAAAGTCACCCCCCCATCTTCCGTATAAATATTGCGGTCAACACCATTGAAGAAAATCATCCGGTCATTGTCCTGGATACTCAAAATGCGGTTTCCGGTAGTCAGGCCAGAATATGCCGTTACCCATGCGGTGCCATTGTAGCGGTAAATCGTACCTTCATCCGTGGAAGCCATGAGTGTGATATCACCATTGGCAGCCACATACTCATGCAGACGGGTAAGGTTGGGTGCCCCACCTACAGGTCCAGTGTCCAGACTCACATAGCCAAGCCTGCGTTCGGCAGCTCCGGTAATGTTCAGGAAGCGGTTGCGGATATATGGTGAATAAGTCGTGGGTTGTTCACTCTTGGCAAAGTCCGTCCCCATGCCTCTTTCGGGGATTTTGTAGACGTTTACATCCATGTCTAAACATCCATATCCTAGTTCCACCAACGGTTTGATGGCACAAAGCGCCGGTAATATCCTACATCAGCCTTATACCTGTTGAATGTCTCCTTAAGCATGTTTTCAAAAGTCGCCCGTTCCATGGAATACTGGTCATTAGGCGCCCCGCCGCTCTGGTCAAGAATCATGCGCGCCACAAGACCCTGAACAATCAGACGGCCATAGAAAGGTAGGACGGAATCTGTATCGCTAGTGTCATAATGGAAAGGAAGTTTCTGGTAGAATACATTAATCACTTTTCCCGCAGCCGTGTTGTTGGGGGTGGGATAAAGCTGAATATTGGGATTACCAAGAACATCCACCCCAAAAATCGTGAACATCGTCGGCTGATTGGAATTGGCATTCGTGCGCTTGAGAAGACGCATCTGTTCGTTGGTGATAAAGGCAAGAGAGCTATTCGTACCTTGAAAATAAATATCCTTGATAGTTTTCACAGGGTCAGAGGTACTGATGGAGTAGAACTCCTGACCACTGATAAGTGTGGTAGTAGCCACCCCAATCATCTCATTCCACAGGCCAAAATCGTTGATTTCAGTTATCACGTCATTAAGGAAATCCACCATTACGGGGTCAAGACTATCCGTGGTAAGGGAGGTCACAGCATTAGGTACGCCAATTTTGCGACGAACCTCGTTCACAACCTCAAGTACAGTCAGATAGACATCATTTGTTGGCATTACACTGCAAAGCTCCTGTATTGAGTCGCACTCTCGCAAACATACATAGCCTTATTGCCAGTTGTTATGGATACAGCTGCATTCACAGAACCACCATCAATCTTTGAACCTACGGGGGGAAATACGGATGCAGTGTTAGCACCCGTATTGACGAACCATGTTACTGCCCCAACCGTGTTTGGTAGAATATATGCATAATTTGATGGGTCATTCGTAGCAATCACCAATGCGCTTGAAATGACCGCTGCCGTACCTTGTACTGTTCCCATACCTGCCAATGATTGAACACCAACGCCGAGGATAGTCGAACTAAAAATTCCAGCAGCACCTCTAACCGAACCAACGCAGTTAAGACTTCCCGCCGAAGACTGTGAGCCAACCTCTGCCAGGTTGAAATTGCTATCAATAAGGTTGGCAAAGTCACTTCCTTGCGGAACATCCCCAGTTTCAAATACTGAGGTAAGTGATGCTTTGTTAATAATTGTCATATCTACCTCACAAGAAATGTTGAACCTATCTGCATTAATCCTATACCAGCATTATAAAGGTGTGAAGCTGGCCCAATCGGCGTTGGGATGGCGGTTGCACCGATAAATTCAGGATATAGAACAAGCGGAGAATCCTGATTACGTGGGCGGTCAGGGTTAACAGGAAGACCGTCGTTAATGGGCTTCACAAAATCCTGTGGGTTCTGCCTTAGCAGGTTTTTCCGCAGAACTACATTTCCCCGATAATCCTTTACGCTCTCGGAAGCGTAGCCAATTTCTCCTGTCAGGTCGTCCTGAATCAGGTAGTCACCCTCACGCCAATTCCGCCGATATACCATAAAATCAAGATATGGAAAGAAAGCGCCCCTGTAAAGGGGCGCAATCTCTTTAGTCTGCTACTAGGCACCGGGAGAGCCGTACACGAATCGCGGGTCAACAGCAGCAACCGCGAACATACCGACATGGGACATTTCGAGGTCGCGGGTGTTGGTCACGTTGTCGCGTGCCAGGTTAGGCTTGATACTTTCGATGTACTGGACACCGTTATCAAGTTCCTGCGTCAGCGTGAACCAGGCATCCGCATCTGTCAGATACGGGTTAACCACCAACTCGATGGGGTTGCGGGCATTACTGACCACGTTCACATCGTTAAAGTTGTTACCGAGAGAATAATCCGTGTTCAGGATTTTCTTGGCGTTCAACTCGTTGTTGGGGTGAACCAGCAGCTTGGTGATGCGGGTCAGCATAGGCAGGCCACGGTCATCATTGAAGTTAGCAACAGCGATGTTGGCATCTTCAAGAGCGCTCATGGTCAGGTCCGTCGCCACAGTAGGCGTGTTAGCGAAAGTACCGCCCCCAACCAGCAAGTGGTTAAGGTTACAAATACTCAGGCCATCAGCAGTAGTTGCCGTAGTGAATGCACGGTTATACTGGTCAGCCACCATGATTTCCTGGGCATGGCGGTAAGCACGCGCCAGACCTGCTGGAATCTTGTTCATCTTATTGTACTGGTCGAAGCGCATCATTTCCATCGTGATTTTTGCGCCAAGGCCATAAGCCACCTGCACAACTTCTTGTTGGAAACCTTGCAGCATGTCGTCGAACAGCACGCTGGAACCTTCATCCTTAATACCTGCGGCGCCGTAGCCAGTGATGCCCTGGATTTTATCGAACGCTTTGTCTGACGTTTCCTGGTTAGAGATTTTGGAGAAAATCTCGGGCCACTGTTCATAGGTATCGCCATAGATTTTCAGAAGGCCAGGCCAAAGGAGTTCTGGAAGTGAACCGGTTGTTTGAGTCATATCGTTTTACTCCTATTGGCTCAGAGTTCCAGCGCGGAACTGAGTATTGTTAAATGCTACTTCGACATAAACGCCAGTACCATTACCACCTGCCACAATCTGGTCACTCTGGCCAACCACTTTAAATGGAGTAGTTGTCGCATCAGCACCTGATAGCGCCTGAACACCCATACCTGAAACACCGCTTTTAACGGTAACACCGGCATCGGATGCACGTACATTGGTTCCCACGAGAGAAACTGCGGATGTACCTGAGTAGTAGGTATTATAAGTCATCTGGTCATCTACGATAACTTCGGCGTAACCAGTCGCATTTGCGGGAAGGTAGTTACCCAAAGTAGGCTGGTTAAATGTCAATGGACGCTTATTGGAGTTAAGCAGACCAATGACCACACCGGTTGCACGGTTGGATGGGGAATCAGTCGTTGCAAGCTTCGTAACTACACCAGCGACAACGGCTACGGCATCGCCGATAGCAATTGTAGTGGAACCGTCATTGGTCACAGGATAAGTGCGAACACGGTCAGTTGAGAAAGCACGCGCAGGACGGAAACCGTTAATCTGTGCGGTTGTAAGCACGGACATGGTTTTATCTTTCTATGGGTTAATCTGTAATTTCATTGACGACACGGCCATTGACCTTAAAGTCACCTGTCGTTTTAACACCCGTTTCCTGATTGGCGCGCTCACGCACAGCCTTCACCTGTCTCTTGGCTTTCGCCTCAAAGTACTCATCCCGCTGCTTTGCGCCATCCACCGGTAGACGCATCATTACCCTGTCCTTATTGCCAACAACAGTGCTGAGTGGCTTGCCATCAACAATCCTCTTGTCGGCGTTCATACCCTTGTAATTACGCTCGCCATTCAAGGCCGAGCACAATTCCCATCCCTGTTCAATCAGGGTTGCAATCCGGTCATCGTTGGCTTCAACCCAACGAAAACGATAGTTCACATCCTGTTTAACCTGCACATCCTCACGGGGCTTCCATGAAGCGTTTCCCTTTTTCTTAGGAGCGATTACATTCGTATTTTCCATCATCATTCTCCTACTTCATCCCAGCAGCCTTGAGCCCTTCGGCATATTTCTTTTCGGCATCCTCTTTCGAGAGCCTTGAGAAAATCCGATAAGCCACGCGCTTCTGGTCATCGGTAAGCTTATCTTGCTTGGAATCATTGTTCTTTGTCAAGCTCCCTGCACCAACAGCATTGACATCGCGTGTCGCCTTTGCCTTTTTGAGGAATTTTTCATCCACCAACGCAAGCTTTTCCTTGATGGTAAGGTCGGCATATTGGTCATCCTCAAGGATTTCCGTAAGGTACTCATAGGCCTTTTGTGCCTTAGGATGATTTTCAGACTGAGCCCATGGGCGCAGCGGTTCATCATCTTCATCAACCTCAGTCGCCCAATTACCTACAATGCGCTCCTCCGATTTGGTAAGCTCAAAACTTGAATGTTCCTGACGTACAGGCTGCTTGGGTTGCTGCTTGGGAAGCTTCTTTTCAAGCTTTTCCTCCACCATCAGCTCAGTAAGCTTCTCCTGAAGGCTTTCCAACTCATCCTCATTACCGGCATCACGAGCTTGACGAATCTGTTGTTTGATATCTGAAATGACACTCTTTGTTGAAGCATCTTTGGTATCGCTCTGCAATTTAATCAGGGCATTCGTAAGTTTAAGGGCATGTTCTTCCAAGGCACTATTACGCTCTTTGGTCGTTTTCATCTCTTTATAAATTTTGTTGAAGCGCTTCTCAATCTCGGGAGGCATCTCCACTTTAGAGTTATCGACATTACCCACCGCATCAGTCGTAGTAGTAGTGGTATTTTCAACTACAGCATCATTATCCATTTACGTTTTCCTTTTCACCGTTTTCAAATACGCCAAGAATATCTTCTTCCATACAGATGAAGTATTCCTCGCCGTTCAGCTTACCTTCGTGGAGATAATCGGGCTGAATATCCGCACCGGCATTTTTTCCCCAATGCACACGTCTGCCCACTACAATATCAGGATGGTCTACAGATTCACCAAGAGCGATAACAATACCCGTATTAAGACGCTTATCGGTATTGACCGACAGTTTTCCGTCTTTTTCTATTTTAGCATCCACGGGTACAACAATACCTGAAGAGGTTTTAACTTCTCCACCCTTGAACCTATCGCGCCTAATCAGTACGCGCCCCATAATCGGCTTGTAGCCAATTTCCGTTGACATTATATATTTTCCCTTTTACCTTCTCTTCATCCGGTGGCTTGGATGAATGAAGGGGTCTTAGGGCCTCTTTTTTATGTCAGTGTCTTGGCTGCCGCATTCTGTTGGCGCGCAATACCTTCAAGGATGGACTTAACATCCCCAGGTTGATAAGATACGCCAATCCGATTTAGATAGCTCTGCTCAATAGGATTAACTTCATTAGCAGTGCTATTGGCATCAGTTAAACGCCTACGAATCTGATTAATGAAATATGCCTGAGCATCCGGTGAGGCGCCTTGGCCTTCAACCCCCTGTGTAGCAATATTCGATGTGCGCTGAACATCGCTTAGGTTTCCAAGTTCGCCCATTCCCCCTGGGATAGCCATATCAGCAGGACGCGATATATCAAGATTCTCTGGAGAGAATGACTCATACCCACCAGCTTCTCCAGTGGGTATGGCAGTTCCCCTTCCTACAATATCTGCTAAACTTTTTCCAGCCAAAGCTCCGGTTAAACCATTTACCCCTATACCACCCACAGAAGGTAAGCCGGATGCCAATGCTCCACCTATACCCCTTGTTAATGAGTTTTTAGTCAAATTTCCAGCAATATCGCCAGAGCCGACTCCAAGAAAAGCACTGCCTAAACCGGCACCAGCACCAGAAAGAAGGGCGTCAGTAGTAGAGCCTCCAGATAATTTAGACCCCAAGGCCGAACCGGCTGCACCTCCCCACGGTCCACCCAATGCAGTCCCGGCAATAGCTCCCAAAATTGGGGCTGCTGTCTTAAATATATTCTTAAATGAAAACCACCCGAACTCAGGCATTCCCGTTTCAGGGTTGATGCTATTGATGTCGGAACCAACAATGTGGTCGCGGTAATCGCGACCTTCTTCCTCAAAGTTCTTTTTCAGACGCGACAGGATGGACGGGTCTTTTTCGGCAATAAAACGCGGAACGACAACATCTCCAGGAGTAACATGCGCCAGCATGGAATCGCCTCCACGCCCTCTCATCGCAAGACTCTGAATCGTATTCATACTTACAGGCTACCTTCGTTCATAATCTTAATCAAGTCCCGAATCACCATTTGTTGCCCAGCAGATTTATGCTGCTGCTCCCATGTCTGCGCCAGGTCCCATGGCTCCGTTCGCGGGTAGCGGAGTAGGAGAAGGCGGAGCGCCTCCTTGGTCAAGTCCTGTTGGCCCCATGACATTATCCGCAGGCGCTGCTGCCGTCTGTCCTCCGATTCCATTCAATCCAGACTCCTCTCCATACAAATACGATAAATGCTTCTGACGGTGGTTTTTTAAACCTTCCGCGGCGGCGGGGTCAATTTCCTGACCATACGGGCTAGCCACAAAATCATCAATCAATGCCAAGTGTTGGGCGTGGTCCTGGTCCGCAAACACATCAAACATGGGAGCCTCACCCGGCGGCATCAGGAATAGCATATTCTCCGCCCTTTGGTCATCAATCCGCATCGGTTCAGGTGCGGGTGCGCTCTGTGGCAGCAATTCGTCAATATCTTCACTCTCAATCGCCTCAAAGAACCGCGTGAAGGCGTTTTTAAGTACATTCGGGTCTTGAGCCGTCATTGGATTCTTCAATACTGCATCAAGTTCCGTCTGTGCGCGCGCTATTTTCTGCGCCATGGTAGACATCTTTGGGTCGAAAGTCGGGGTAACGATAGCGTTCAGTTCATAATCAGCGCGGGAAACGATAGAAGGTTCATCTTTAATGACGAACACCACCTTTTCTTCCAGATTCACGCGGTTCAGGCGGTAAATCTTACCCAGTTCATCCGTCATGCTATCCACCAGACGCATGTGGATGTTACTCGGCAATTCCAAAGCCTGCTCAAGTTCGGTCATCAGGGCGTTGGACTGGCGAATCTTATCAACCTGACCCGTACTGGCCTCCGTCACGCTGCCCAGGCGTTGGCCCCGGTAATCCAGCTTATCCATCAGCGTCACAAGGGCTTCCGTGGGTCCGGGGAACTTGTTCTGCACGATGCCGTTGGAAATATCAGCCACCGCGTCAGGAACAACCGTGTACTTGCCGATGGAAACTTCCATCTCCGTACCGGCATCATCCTGCGGCACCAGGCGCTGGGAGATGAACCCGCCGTTATTCCCTTCGGTGGCCAGGAAAGCCGCATCCAGAGAGGAGCGCAGGGCCTTATTGATGGCCGTATTCATGCTCCCCAGCATGTGGCCGTATCCGTATCCGTAAAACCCGTCAGGGTTTTCAAGGAATTTATAGTGAGTGAAATACTCAACGGGCTGCCGGTTATTAATCGGTGTTCCCCTGTCATCCGTTTCATAACGGATAGCCACCCGCAGAACCTTCTGCGACTCGTAATCAACCCATACGATGACCGGAACAACAAGTTTGTCGATTTCCCAGAAGCGGTGCTGCTCAAGGATGAAACACAGACTGCTGTGGTCGTCATCATCCGCAGAATTGCGGGGCGTAACACCATCGGCCTCATTGGAAGCCTCGGTTGGTCCAGACATGTATTTCTGGATATTGTTGGATGGCTCCGCAGCAGAAACGAAAAAACCGATATCCGCCAACTGCTGCGTCTTAAGCTGGGACCAGAACAGCTTGTGCGTCTTGCGGTCCACATCTTCTATGCGCACTGGTCCGGCATTGTACGGCACAATAAGGTCAGCAGCCCGCACGGTATCCACACGCGGCTGTCGTGACTCCACATCCCAGTAAGCCTTACTGAAAACGCTTCCATGCACCGGAAGGGAAAGGAACAGGGCGTCTTTCTGCTGCTTGTAATGCGTGTTCTGCACCGTAAGCTGGTAATTCATATGCTTGCGTACACGCTCAACGGAGATGCGATATCCTTTCATACGCTGTGAAGCTTCGGCAAGAATCGCTTCATCATCCTGAGCGGTATCAAATACACCCAAGCTGCTGAGGGATGTTGAAACGAAATCTTTGTTCGGGAAAAACGCCTTCCGGGTGCGCGCAGCAAACTGGTTGCAGGCTTCCGTCAGAAGAGGAATACTCTGTGTCGAACCCCACGTTTTCTGCGGGTCTGAGGTATCATCTTCCTGGTAATAAATCTCGGCCCACTTTTTGTGCTTGGCATCCCAACCCGACAGGTCATCCACATCGCGGTCAAATTCCTCAATAACGATGGAGGCGAGTTCCTTCAATTTATCCTCGCCAAGCTTGGGCGCGAGGTTAATCAGTTCTGGGTGCAGGAATGTTTTGGGGGCCATGCCGCATCATTACTCAACGGAGGCGCGGTGGCAATACCCCAGCTTTCCGCGCATCCTTCATCAGCTTATTAAACTGCTGCTCCTGCCGTCCAACCACGGTGGTTTTGAAAGGGCGGCTACGTGATAAATATGCAACAGCATCCCAAAGATGGTCTTCCTGCTTGGAATCCGGACCCTTCTCCGGGTTGGTTTCATCAAGCTGTAATCCCGGTAATGTGCGCCAGGTGTGGTGCAGGTCTTCCATGAAAAACAGCATCGGATGCCCTTCCTCCCCGATGAGGCGCTGCCGCACTTCGATATAGTTCATCTCACGGTCCTTCTGTGCCTGCCGCAGGATGAACTTACCACCCGTCGCCGTGTACATGTTCTCCTGCGGGGATGGTCCATCCGTCTGAGCCCACATGGCCGAATCACCTACGCGGTAGTCTATATGTTCCCCATTTTCCAGCTTCAGGATATCGCGCGCGACTTCCGGGGATGTTTTCCGGCAACCTGTATCAGCCTTACCGTTCCAGCCGTAGAACTCACGGTATGCCACAAGTGCTCCATCAGGAAGGTAAACATCCCGCTCTCCATCTTTCTTTCCGCGTATCACAGTTCCC